TATTACTCCCCCAGGTTTAAAAGTAGCAATAACATCTTGTTTGTTAGGAACTATTATTTGTTTTTCATTAGGGCGAATAATAGCATCATTTATTTTTAATTTTGTAAAATCTATAGAACCATCTTCATCTTTAGCTGAGTTTAAGGTTGCAAGAGCTTCAGCATCCCTTGCATTATCTATAGCATCCCCTGAAAAATATCCTAGTGCTCCTCCTATTAAGCCTCCTATGGCGGTACCTAACCCTGGGGCTATCATGGTTCCGATCATTGCTCCAGCGGCTGCCCCAGCTGCTGTTTCATTTGCTACTATACTAGAATTAGAAGATTTTGCAATGTCATTTATTTTACCTTGATTCTCATTTGTTATTTTTAATGTTTCTTTGTTACTATCTATTTGAGTTTCTAAGTTTTTTAGTCTATCTTGATCTTCTTTTGTAAGGTTTTCCTTATTTTCTACGTTCCCTTTTTCTGCCGCTAAACGTTCATTTTCTGCTTGAAGGTTATTAGCTTTAATTTTTAATTCTCTTTCTATACGTCGTGTTTCTCTTTCGGCTTCATCTCCCGCGAAAAAATCAAACATAGCGGATTCAGAAAACCCAGCTGCAAAGTCGGCTAAAGTGTTTACTAGATCTTCTAGTACACCTGAAGAAACAAAATAGGTAAATTGCTCTTTTGCCATGTCCAATGCCTTATTAAATTTAGTTTGGGCATCTTCGGCTAATTTGTTTTGGTATACAGTTTCTCCTAATATATTTTTTAAGTCTGCTACACTTACACTACCGTCCTCAATTAACTTGCTATACTCTGTTGCACTCAGGTTCATGAGTCTTTGAGCATCTATTGTTTTGCCATCAATCTCAAAGCCTTCTATTTTATGTTTAAGTAATCTGCGTTCGATTCCGTCAATTTCCCTTAAGGCTTTTTCTTGTTTTATTAATGTGTCTAAAGGCGTTCCTACAGCTGCGGCATATGCCTCCGCAGCAATTCGATTTTCTTGCTGTAATTCAACTATATCAACGTTTTGTTTGCGGAGTTCATTAGCAACCCCAACTAAATCATTGTTTAAAGCAAATTGTCTTGCTTTTTCTAAGTTTAGATCTTTACCTAATATTAATTCGGCTTCTAGTTCTTTTGCTATGGAACTTTCAAAATCAAGTAAACTACTTGCTGTGTTGTCTAGATCATCTAAATTAAAACCTAACTTACGAGCTTCGTATACGGCATCAGCTAACTCAGTTGTTTGGAATCCAAACATAGCTCTAGTTTTCTCAGAAAGTTTAAATATATCTTCTAATACTGATTGAGCATCAATAGCAGTATCATTTAAAAGATTTCGGGCGGTAATTTCCCCATAAACTTCTTTAACTATGTCTTCTTGATTCTTCCCAGTTCTTATTTGTTCTTTTTGTAGCTCTGATATGGCCTGTGAGCTTAAGCCTAGATTATCCCTGAATAAGGAAGTTGTAACGAGTAATTGTCTACCCTCATCCCCTAAATCACTAAATACATCTAAAGATGTACCTAAATTCTGGTTTAATTCTGAGAAGGATTGGTTTAATGATTTAATAGAAACTTGGACCCTAGAAATATTTCCTGCCATTCGGCCCATATTATCGTCTCCCTCATTTATGGTATCTGCAAATCGTCGAGCACCTGCTGCAGTTTCTCTTAATTCGTTACTAAGTTCTTTTGCTCTATCTCTTCCTAGACCTAAACTTTTTTGAAATTCTGCCGTTCTTTTAGATGCTGCAAATAAAGCATCTTTAATAAAGATAAAGACATCTTTAACCATAAGAATAATACCAAGAGGACCTAAAGCTTTTTTAAGTAGGGGTGTTAAAGCTTTAGCACCTGCTGTTATACCTTTCATTCCAGCTTTACCAGTCATTTTAGCTAACTGTTGCTGTTGACCCTTTAACCCCTTAACTCTATTACCGGATAATGTTTTTTCTTGTTTGGCTTGATTAAGAGTATCTTTTACACCTTTAAGTTTTTCGTTTCTTTCTTTTTTAGCAAATTCTAAATTATTTAAAGATATTTCTCCTTTTTTCTTATCAGCTTCAGCTTCAGCTTTAAGAGCTTTTAGTACTTCTTTAGCAGCACTGCCCTGAGTGCTTTTGACTTTATCAGCTAATCCTAGTTGTTTTAGCCTTTCAGCAGTTAACCCCTCTCCAGTTTCTAATTCTTCTTGGGATAGGTTATTAATTTTACTTAGAATATTTTCTTTTTCTTTTAAAGACTTTTTAATATCATTTCTTTGCTTGTTTTCATCAAGCATAGTCTGTTTATTATCTTCTCTAAGTTTTTGAAGTTCTTCTTCAGCTGTTTGCACAGCACTTATTGCTTTTGCTTCTTCTTCTTTAGCAGTTACTAATTCATTTGCTACCTTTTTGCTAAGTTCATTAGCTACAGCGGTTTCTCTGGCTGCTTCTTCGGCTGCTTCAAAGGCGTCTGTAAACTTACCTAATCCTATTTTGTTTGAGGCTTCTTTTAATGCTTCAAACCATGTAACATTCTTTTGGATTTTTTCAGCAACATTTTGTGTATCTGTAAGTTGAGCTTCTAAATTAGCTGCTCCTTTAATAGATGCTTCAAGTTCTTCATTAAAAGCTGCTTGGAGTTCTTTATCTTCAAATAAAATAGTACCTCTAAAAGATTCTAATTCTATTATTTTTTTTGCTAGTACTTCTCTTTTTTTCTCTATATCCCCTATACTCTTAACAGTACCCAATTCATCCATAAGCATGCTATAAGAATCTTCTGATATGGCAAGAATCTTATTAGAGATTTGTTGTATGCGGCTTTTTTCAGCTACTTGAAAAGTAATTTGTTTGCTTTGATCCTTTAATATATTAGTATTAGTTCTAATAGTTTGAAGGATATCCTTTTCATCACTATGATATCGGTTACGTACTTGGCTAAGATCTAAATTAGTACCTAATAATCTCTTATATATATCTGCTTCTCCAAGTAAAGTAATCTTTTCTTTTTCTAAAAGGGTTAACCTTTCTTGGATAGATTTATTTATATTTTTTTGTTCTTTTTCGCTAGCCATGTGCCCATAAATATTGAATTATTTATTTCTTTAAAAGAGAAAGGGGCATGTTATTCACGGGGTGTTTTTTTCTATTTTGCAATGCTTCTTCCCTAGCTTTTCCTTTAAGCCATGAGTCCCCGTTATCTTCTTTATCTGGGTTGTTCTTTTTTTCATACCATTCTTTTATTTTATTGAAGGTAAATTTACGTAACCATATAGGCATATTATAAACAGTAGTGTAATCATAACCACCTTGACCATGAAACACTATTTCATGAATTTGACTAAATACGTTACGCCTAAAAAGAGGTGCGTTACTTAAGCTCAGGCCAAAAAAACGTAAGCGTGATGGGCATATCCACCATCTCGTTGTCTGCGTTAAACTTCATATCAACATTAGGAGTAACTTCCTTTACATATTCTCTTAAGGCACGAGCATCAGATGCTAATAAATAAGTGTCTACAAAGGTTTTAATATTTGAAGGATCCTTATCTCCATTCACGGAAGTAATAAGATGTTTTAAACGGGTTGTTGAACTACCATTTACTTTTAACTTATTAAGAGATTCTGCCTCTTTAGTAATTTGATTTTCATCTTTTTCTGTGAGAATTTTAAATGTTATTTCATTTTCGGTACTGGGTAGGGTGAATTTAATAAATTCGCCTTGTGACAATACTTCTTCGTCTATAGCTTTATTATCTAGTGTTGATAAGTCAATAGAATATTCTTCACCATTATAGGTGAATTCATAATCTTTACCATATCCTAAAATTCTACACGCTATTAGAATAGCATTTTTATCTCCTACTGAAATGTTTGTTAAGTCAAGGTCTTTAGTTTGGACTAAGGATTCTAAAAGTTTATCTAAGACAATTCCTTTATCTATATAATTAGAATTAGTAAGAATATCTTCTTCTTTAGCGGTCATGTATTTGATTTCAATCTTACCACTTTTTAAAGGATGATCTTCAGGGTAAATTAAACCTTTTGAAGGAAGTTCAACTGTTTCAGTTGGGAATTGTAAATTTTCACTCATTTTTAGATAACTTAATGTTTGATATAAATATATAAGAAAAATAGAGGAGCGCATTTCTGCGCTCCTCCTTTATAATTAGTTTGGCTTTGTATTAGAAATTCAATACGCAATAATCCATTTCAAGAGTAAGCGTAAGGAGTTGAGGGGTATCAATAGTATCATAATCATAATCTCCAAAGCTAGCGGCTGTGATTATGGCACCTTTAATAATCCATTCAGAAACAATATCACCTACAGGACCTACAGCGTTAAGGGTTAAATCTTTCTTATAGAAGTCGGAATAACCATCCCTACCTGTTACTGATTCATGTCCCAAACGGACCCACTCCATTATAATTTGAGCACCTGAGGGGGTTATAGGATCATGTAGTGTTAGTGTTACGGGATCCCATGTAGTCTTACCCTTAATTTTACGATAAGTGTTAATCCAGTTAATTGTAATAGCATTTTGAGTTAAAGCTATTGCGCTTAATCCTTTTACCATGTAAGTGGGAACACCATCCATATACAGGATAAATCTATTCTGTTGTTTGGGCTCAAATGCTGTGAAAAAAATTTCGTTTGAATCTAATACGGCCATTGTTGTTGTTTATTATAAATATTCGAAATTATACTTTTTATCAGTTGTTTTCAGGGAAAGAAGCTCCAGTTGGAAGGATATTAAAGTTCAAGATTACAAATTCAGCTGTTCTTGTGGGCTGGAGGTAAACTTGTCCTACTAATTCATTTCTGTCAATTACAGCTGCCGTGTTAATTGACTCATCCATTACTACCTTAAAGGCATATAAACCTTGTCTTTGTTGTACTGATTCTAGGTATGGGTTAACGATCGCTAAGAAGTTATTTCTTGTAGCCTGTGAGTTAGGTTCAAAAACGATATTACCTGCTTGTTGATCTAAGAATTGTTTGATGTTAATTAATAACCTTCTAACATTAATTCTATCTAAGGCAGAAGCTTTACTTTGTAAGGTTTTTTGTCCAAATACTACAACACCAGCTCCTGGGAAGGCAGTGATGGGGTTAACTTTGCCACTATATAGGTCGTCTCTAGAAGATTTAGGGAGGGTTCTTTGAGTTTTTAGTACTGTAGGTAAAGAACCTCTACTTAAACCAGCAGGTGCAAACCATGGTTCTGCGGTTCTGTCATTATAAGCAAATACTCCAGGAATTTGAGTAGAGGCAGGTGACCATGTTAATCTTCCAGTTGCAGGGTCAGTAGACATTAACCAAGGATAGTAAGCTGCAGCATATGAGTTATTAATTTTAGCGGCTTCTACTACTACCTCTGCGGCAGTGGCATCATATAAACCTAAATCTATAACAGCTAAAAAGTCTTGTCTATCTTTTGCGCTATCTAGTAGTACATCTAACTGTGTTGCATTATTAGCATAATTTAACCCGGGGGCTACAATAGAAGTATACTTATATTGAGTATCATTTAATAATTGGAATGATGCTGTATAGTCTCCAGGGTTTACTCCTTGTATATTAGACCCATCTATGTCTTTACCAAATTTAGCACCTGC